TAGACCAATCATGGTCTGGCTCCCAAAGAGGAACCCCACAAACTGTCACCGATGGCACCTTGGATTTGGATACCGGAAACAACTTCCTCTACACCCCCGGCGCTGCGGACACGTTGGAATTCTCCAACGAAACCACTGGTCAGTCAGGATTTATCAAACTGATCAATCCCTCTGCCTACACCATATCATTAGGATCAGAAGTAAAAGCGGTTTCCACATTCGCAACGGATGTGACAACCGCTGGCACTTATCTGGTGACTTACTTCTCTGATGGAACTGATGTTTACGTTTCCGCTTCTGCTGCGCTTGTCTAATGGCATTACTCCAAACAGGTCTTGCTAAATCATTAGCTGAAGACTACACCATTGATCAATCTCTGCGGTTTGATGGTACTTCTTATTTAACCAGAACTCCGGGTAGCGCAGGAAATAGTAAAACTTGGACTGTAAGTTTCTGGACTAAACTTGAAATTTCAGCGGCACAAAAGTTTTTTGATATAGGTACGGTTAGTTCTAGCGAAACTAATTTTGATTGGCAGGATGGAGTGCTCAACTTTAAGGTTCTTGCAGCTGGTTCGGAAAATACAACCACTTCGCTGTATAGAGATCCTTCAGCCTGGTATCACATGGTTGTTGCTGTAGATACAACCCAAGCCACAGATACTGATCGTGTAAAAATTTATGTAAATGGTGAACAACTAACTGATTTTAGTGCCACCAGTTATCCTGCACAAGATTCAGACACAAATATGAACACTACCAAGCAATACAATATTGGTAGGCTGGAACGTGGTGACCAACATAGGTTAGAAAGTTATCTTGCAGAATTTTATAGTATAGATGGAACTGCTTACGCTGCATCCGATTTCGGAGAAACCGATTCCGACACTAATCAGTGGAAGCCTATTGACGCATCTGGTCTGACATTCGGTACTAATGGGTTTTACTTGAAGTTTGAAGATTCTGCCGATTTAGGGAATGATTCTTCTGGGGAAGGAAATGATTACACCCCAACCAATCTAGCAGCTACGGATCAGATGGTGGATAGCCCGACTAATAACTTCCCCACATTTAATCCGCTGTGCAAAATTACTGCTGCTACTAACAGCAGTACGTTATCAGAAGGAAATCTTAAGGCAGTACCAAGTGGCTCTCATGCATGGCCCGGAACTTTTGCAGCAGATAGCGGAAAGTGGTACTGGGAAGTATTGTGGACAGCAGGAACTGCAACTGGCGGTCGATATATGGTTGTATTTGATGCTGGGAATGCAGATGAATGGAATGCAGGACCAGACATTGGTTGGGGAACCGGTAGATATGGAGTTGTTTATGATGGCAATGTAGGTGATATTTACAATAATGGTACTGGCAATATAACTCAGAGCGGATTAACGACTTTAACAGATGGAGATATTATTTCTGCTGCGTTAGACCTTGACGCCAGCCCTGCTACGGTTCAGTTCTATAAAAACAATGCAACGATTGGAACTGCGGAAGACCTCAATGCAAGCGCAAGTGGCATTTGGGGATTTGCAGTTAATTCAAATACTAACTGGACATGGTATTTAAATACAGGTTCTGATTCTAGTTTTGCAGGAGAAAAAACCGCACAAGGAAACCAAGATGGAAACAGTATCGGAGATTTCTACTACGAACCACCGTCAGGTTTTCTAGCACTCTGCACCAGTAATCTTTCTGATCCAGAAATCAAATTACCCGGTGATAATTTTAATACTATTCTTTATTCAGGAGATGATGCTAATCCAAGGACACTAACTGAAGTAGGGTTCCAACCCGATCTTACTTGGATTAAGTCGAGAACCGGAGCGTATTCACATCAATTGTTTGACGCTGTACGCGGAGCAGGTGAAGCCTTATACGCAGACAATGCTGCAGCGTCATATTCTGATAGTGCAACAGGACATTTATCAGCATGGACCGCTGATGGTTACACGGTTTCTGGATCAAGTAATACTGAAGAATTAAATGATACAGGACAAGACTATGTAGCATGGAACTGGTTAGGGGCAAACGGTACCGCCTCTAATGGAGATGGTGACATCACCTCTACAGTAAGCGTAAATTCTACGGCAGGGTTTAGTATTGTTAAGTACGCGGGAAGCGGAACTGGTGGAGATACAGTTGGACACGGATTATCTCAGACACCAGACTTAATCATAATAAAGAACAGGGATGCCATTACTAATTGGGTAGTGAATAGTCCAAGCATGGATAGTGCCTTTACCAAATGGATTATGAAATTAGATCTTGCGGAAGCACAATCTACGGATAGTGCTATATGGAATAACACCCCTCCGGGTGCCAGTGTGTTTACTCTAGGTACTGCTGGAGAGACAAATAGGAGCAATCCAGATAATTACATAGCGTACTGCTGGCATACAGTTGAAGGTTACAGCAAGTTTGGAACCTTTGAGGGAAATTCAAATGCTGACGGAACTTTCATCTATACAGGAATGAAACCTGCTTGGTTAATTCTGAAAAATGTAGATGGTGGGGCAGAGTGGTATATGTCAGATAGCAAGAGAAGTCCAATAAATGTAGTTCAAGGATTGTTATTGGCGGATCAAACCACCGTAGAAGATGATGACTTCATCATGGTTGATTATGTATCTAATGGATTCAAAGTAAGAAGTTCAGATTCTGCATTTAACACTAATACTATTTTTTATATGGCTTTCGCTGAATCGCCATTCAAATACGCAAACGCAAGGTAATAAATTATGTGGTATTCACCAAGTCATGGACTAATAAAAACACCAAGAGCCATTACCAAAGATGGTGTTCAGCATCCAAGGCAAATCTTTAGGAAATGGTCTAAAGCGGAACTGGCTAACATTGGATTTCATCCTGCACGTATGAGTGTTGCAGATCATCGCTACTACAACACAAGCGGTGAGGAGTACAACTTTGATGCAGCCACTAACGAATGGGTGGTGTCTTACGGTTCTTCCGCAAAGAATGTCGATGACATAAAGAAATCCATGAAAGCAAAAGTGAAGAGCATTGCATCTTCCACACTGGCTCAATCAGACTGGATGAGAATTAGAGAAGAGGATGGCGGAACTACGATGCCAGCAGACTGGAAAACCTACAGAGCAGCAATCAGAACAGAATCAAACGATAAGGAAGTAGTAATAGATGCTCTTGTCGATTTAGATGCTATCAAGGCTTATGATGAGGCTGGTGGTGTGACTGCTGGCTGGCCCAATGATCCTGACTACGTTGCTCCGTAATGGCACTGATCCCGATTGACAATGTTGGGCAGGTAGGTATCGTCAAGGATATAAACCCTTGGCAGCTTCCTCCCAATGTATGGTCTGATGGTAATAATGTCAGGGCAGAGCATGGTGCTATTGTTAAATCACCGGGCTATGCAGAGGTTATGGCGACTTGTCCTATTGTTCCTCTTTACATTACCAACCTAAATACCGCAGCAGACAACTACTGGATCATAGGTGGAACAGCGGCTATTCATGTATTTAAGGACAGCGATGATAGTTGGAGTAACATAACTAGATCGTCTGGGGCTTACAGCGCAACCGCAGAAGAGAATTGGACTTCAACTGTGTTGGGTGGAGTTCTAATAATGACCAACGGATTTGATGATCCCCAATACTGGGCATTGACCGATGGTGAGCCTTCCACTTCTACGCTTATGGCAGACCTGTCTGATTGGCCCAGTCTTACCATTTTGGACGGTGCCATTACAAGCACGACCAGCACAGCTAACATAACAGTAGATGATACAAGCACATTTCCAACAAGCGGAACTTTTACAATAGATAGTGAGGATATATTATACACTGGTAAAACTTCTACTACATTTACTGGAATAGCAAGATCGCAGAACGGAACTACTGGAGCGACTCACTTAGATAATGCCCCTGTTTTTGTATCCACAGAATGTAATTCTATGCGATCATTTAGATCGTTCTTGGTGGCTCTGAATGTAACTAAAGCTGGAACGGGTTTTCCAAGATTAGTTAAGTGGTCAACAGAGGCAGCCACTCAGACTGTTCCGTCCTCCTGGGATGAAACTAGCGCAACGGTTGACGCTGGTGAATATGAATTGGCTGATACAAGGGGTGCCATATTGGATGGGCTTCCTCTGCGTGATACTTTCATGATCTATAAGGAAGATTCCATCTATTCCATGTCGTATGTTGGAACGCCATTTATCTTCTCATTTCGTCAATTGTCTCCTTCCGTGGGTGTGCTTACAAAGAACTGCGTAGCGGAGTTTGATGGTGGTCACTTCTTCTTTGGTAACGGTGACATATATATCAATGACGGTCAGAAGGTAACCTCTATTCTTCCCCATAAGATTAGAGATTATGTTTTTGATTTCATAGATGGCGCACAATATAAGAAGTCTTTTGTTGTGGCAGACTATGGAAACACAGAGATGTGGGCTTGTTTTCCTACGGCTGAGAATACTTCAGATCAATGTAACAAAGCGGTTGTATGGAACTGGACAAACCAAGCATTTACCCTTCGTGATCTACCAAACCTTTCCCATATTGGTTATGGTTCTATTGATGACCCGAATTCATTTACCACATGGGCGGCTGCTACTGGAATAACTTGGAGTGCTGCTTTGGGCGCTTGGTCTGCAACTTGGAGTACAGTGGAGAATGTGCTTGTCATGGCATCACTCACGGACACAAAGATTTACCGTAATGCCTCTGGAAACCAAGAAGATACGACTGACATGACTTCATACATTGAGCGCACAGGGATGGCTATGGGAGCGCAAGGAAACGAAGACCGCACCTCAGTAAAGAGAATAAAGGCTATATGGCCCCGCATGGAAGTCTCTGGGGCTAACACGGTAAATGTCTATGTAGGCACACAAATGTCTACAGAGGAGGGTGTCACTTGGACTTCCGCCTATACCTTTAATCCTGATTCTCAATCTAAGGTTTCCTGCAGGGCCAGTGGAAAACTATACGGTGTTAAGTTTGAGTCCACTGGAGACTTCTATTGGAGGTTGGATGGGTACGACATCGAAGTGGAGGATGCTGGTCGTAGAGGCTCTAGGAGTTACTGATGGCTACATACAAGGACAGAGTGGTCAAGTCTGTCACCCATTATGAGCCGGGACCACTCCCATTAGAACAGGAAGACTTGGGTTTATACGTTGTTACCGAACTTAAACGATTGGCTGATATTGTACTCAATCAAGCAATCTTCAGATTAGAGAGGACTCATGTCGAACCAGAAAAACCGAGAGGCGGAGACATCAGATACGCGGATGGAACGAATTGGAATCCAGGATCGGGCGAAGGAATTTATTTCTTCAACGAAACATCATCTGCGTGGGTCCAACTGTAGAATAGCTTTAGTAAGCCCAGATGATGTTCATGTTATATGGCCTTCTATACTGGAGTACGTCGAAGAGGTAGTCTCTCATTCCCAAGGGGAAGCAACCTCAGATCATTACTACGAAGAGCTTACCTCAGGCACTATGCAACTATGGGTATCCATAGAAGGAAAGGAAGTCCTGGCCTGCATGGTGACCCAAATAGCCCCCTACCCAAATAAACAGGTTCTGCGGATCATTGCTCTGGGTGGGGTAGAGATGGAAAAATGGATTCAGTTCCTACCAGACATTGAACACTGGGCGATGAATGTAGGCTGCACGTCTTTAGAAGCATGGGGCAGAAAGGGATGGCTCAGAATATTACAGGATTGGAAATGCTCGTATCACATACTAACAAAAGACCTAACAAATAGGATGCACTGATGGCTAAAAATAAACTTACTTTTAAACAGTGGGTAGATACTTCTACATATCCCGGCACAGATAAAAAAATCAATCCAAAGGATAAGAATAACAAAGCGTATTTTGATAATTATGTTGAAAAGGTTGAAGAGGCCAGTGACGCTCAAGCGGACAGAATAGCGGCAGCACATGGGCAATCATCGACTACCGTTGAAAAAGAAGATAGTGGAGAGCAGCCTACATATACTGAGGGCTTGTTATCTGATATAAGGGAAGCATCTCCGTTTGTAACGGGGACAAGATCAGGCGGGTTGATGGATTACACTGGCGGTACACAATCCGCCAAGGAATACCAAGATTATGTAAACACCTATCCTGATCTAAAAAGGGCTTGGAATGAAATATTAACTAACCCAAATAGTGAGACTGCACGATACTGGCTGCCAAGAATGGGGGTTACAGACCCAAGCCAGATTAAAATTGAAAGATTTGGAATGGCGCATCAGGCTGAAAGTACCAAACTTGCTAGTGGTGATTATGTTGGTGATACGTGGGTATATGAGTCTCAAGAGAATAGAAATAAGTGGCTAGAGGGTAAAGACCCTGCTACTGGACAGCGCGATCCTACTTCTGATTATTGGAAGGGTAAGACTCTTGATCCAAATGAATCAGGAACAGGCACCGGAACAGGCACCGGAACAGGCACAGGCACAGGGACTGGGACTGGCACAGGAACGGGAACGGGTCGAGTAAACTACGCCCCAGGAAATGAATTCCTAACAACCCCCTACACAAGACCAGCCCTACAGGATTGGTCAGCCATTATGCCAGAGGAAGGCTTGTTGAGGTCGCAGGCCCAGAGAGCCATAGTAGCCGATCAAGGCGCTAACTTCCAACCGTGGGCACAAGGTGGTCTGATTGAGTATTCCCCTGCTGGCACAGCAACTTATGTGCCACGAACCTATACACCGTCTGTTACACCGTCTGTATCAACTAGCCCTACTTCTACTGGAGTTGTTAATCAACCTTGGGTTGGCCCCGGCGGGGTAACAGATTTTGCTGCCTATCAACAAGCGGAACATGACAGGATGTACCCCGGTAGGCAGGCTATGGCTAATGTAATGGGTGGTGGCGGATTGAATTTCTTTGGGCAGGGCGGTGCAGATTTTAGGAGTCAGGTTCCAAGTAATAGTGCTGATTGGCTTGCAAGATATGGTCAGCAAGGGCCAGTTTTAGGCGTTGACTACAATGCTACAGGTTTACTGAATCAGGCACCAGCGCTCACAGTGCAGCAGCAATTTGATGCTATCAATGCTCCAATTTATGCTGGTCATCCGGCTGAACGATAAGAGGAAATAATTATGTCAGGCGCATTTACATCACAAGCAACTACAGAACCGTGGAAGCAACAGATACCTCATTTAGAAAAGGCTTTCCAGACGGCTGAAAATTTATATATGCCGGGTGGTCAGCCTACTTTGCCTGGTTATTATTCCGGTGAAACAGTGGCAGGCTTTGACCCTTACCAGACTATGGGTCAGGAATCTATTATAAACTACGCCACAGGCCAAAGACCCGCAGCCCTACAGTCAGCAGCCGAGGTAGCAAATCTTGGTCAGATGGCAGGGCAAACCCCATTCTCTGGACAACAAAGGTCAGACCTCTTAGCAGGAAGAGTAGACAGGGGAGCAGGAACACCTTACGGAGAACTATCAGACGCCTACCAGCAAGCCGTAATAGGAAGGCTCACTGATCCCACAAGTGGAATCCTCCCACAAATAAGAGGCAGCCTCGTGAACTACCAACCAGGAGGAAGCCCTAGAGGAAATATGCTACAACAGCAGGCTATCGCTAATGCGGTAACCCAAGGTATGGCTATGCCTATGGCGCAGATGTATGGTAACGCCTACCAACAGGCGCAAGGACAAAGGCTCCCAATGGCTCAAATGGAACTAGGGCAGCAGGCTGCTGGACTAAGCGCCTACCCCACTATAATGGGAGCGCCTATGGGGATGTATCAAGCCATAGGGGATGTAGGAGCGCAGCGCAGAGGAATGACTCAGGAAGGAATCAACCAAGCAATGATGCGTTATAACTATGAGGCACAGCGTCCTCAGACTGCATTGCAGAATTACCTCTCGTCTATCTCTGGGGCTTATGGAGGTCGTAGCACAGCTACACCTTCAGCTATTTCTTCACTTGGGCAGGTAGGGGCTTTAGTTAGTGGGCTAATGAGATAATGTTTGGGCATAACAGAAAACCAGATAAGCTGGATATTCTTATAGCTAAGTATGAGAATGATCCTGATAAACAGGATATTCTTCCCATTTTGAAGCAAGCTAAAGCAGAACAGGATGCCAACCTTCAGCAAGAGCTTTTTCAGACAGCACAAGGCCAAACACAAGCAACTGCCCCAGGACGAATAGGACAACAGGTAGCCTTCCAACCCCGCACGATGGTGAATCCCTCTAATCTTCCGGGTATTGGTGGAAGCCTCCTACAAATGTCTCCCCCATTTGATCCTTCTGTCAGGCGACAACTACAACAAGGAAACAGAAAGCGAGAAGACGAGTTGTTCGGCACTCGAATGTTTTTCACGTAGGAACACATATGACAACGTTATTTGATTTTATAAAGGACGAAGACGAGCGAAAAAGGTTGCAGGCTATGAACGCTCCCGCTATGGATATTCTTTTTGGTTCATCGGCTCAACCACAGGTTTCTACGGTAGATGTGTCTGCCTCAGATGCTATTGCTAAGAGGACTAATGCTCAAGAATATATGGAGATTATGTCTGCCATATCTGGGAGGGGGTCTGAAGGATCAAGGCTGGCAAATGCTCTTAGAGGAATAACTGGAAGAGGCGGAACTTACACGCCAAGTGCGGGCACTTATGGTTCAGCCTTAAAAAATGCAATGGCTATTGAGGAAAAAGAGTTAGAAGCGGGGATTATAGATTTGCAAAGTAGAGCCGGGCTAACTTCACTTGCAGAACACAGACAATGGTATACAGATATGGGTCTGGACCCTTTCTACTTTGATAAGGCTAGAGATGCTTTTAGAGAATACCTATCCGCTCGGCAAAGTGAGATAACCCATGAGATCTCAGTAGGAAAGGAGGGAGAACGCAGAGTCTATGAGGCACAAAGACCTGCAATGGACAAGGCCTTCATCGAGGCTACCTCTCAGATAAGGCGTAGAACTCCAGGCCCAGTAACGAAAGCAGACACTGGTGAAACACTGAATCAGCTATATGCACGTCTTGCTGTTTTAGGGGCGAAGCCAGCAGATGTGAACAGTTATGGGGCAGCCTTTGAGAAAATACGGACTATTGAAGACAAGCGCCGCAAAGGGGAAATAGATGATGCGGTCGCGGATATTGCGACTGATATTATGGCTAGAGTTGCGTCTGGTGAAATCAAGGGATCAACAGCCTTGGTTGAGTACGATACAAGAACAGAGGGTTACCCATCATCAGATAGAAAAGCAGCCCGTGAGCCACTAGACTCCCTCATTGAGCAAACTGAGGCAGAATTAAAAGAAGTAGATATTGGCGCAAAGAGAAAATTAGAGCTTGCTAAGTTAAGAGAGGACGAAAGACTTGCTGGTCTTGAAGAGGGTAAGTTGACTAGAGCATATGACATCGCCGCTGAGGTGGTAGACAAGGTTAGAGAAGGAAAAATAAATTGGGAGAATGCCAACGAAATATTTAAGGATAGATTACGGGCTGTTAAAGGTAAGGATAAAAGGATAACAGATGTTCAACAAATAAATGCTCTCAGCACCTATCTCACGACTCAACTAGAGCCTCTGAAACCAGAATCCATCCAAGCCTCTGCTCTTTCACGACGCGCAGCAGAGTGGGGTGAACTTGCGTCCAAGAAGGACGGGGTAATTATTCCAGCTAATCTCGCTATGTTAAACTTTCAAGTTAGGTCTTTAACGACAAGTGCTTTCATGGAAAAATTCCCAGAGGCGGGACCAATAACTGGAGCATCTCTTGGGGTATTGTTGGGAAGACAAATTGAAAATATACTGTATATGATTCCAGAAGATGATAGGGAAGATGTATGGAATTACTATAGTGCTAACTTAGTCAATGATGATGAGAGAGTGGGATTCAATAAGGCCACTCCGTCATTCGCCGCTGTTGTTGATTTGGAAAAAGCTGACTCTGTGGCTGCTGCACTACAAGAATTGGAGCTTGATTCAAAAACAATAATCTCGATTATGCGATCACTAGGATTTGAATAGTGTCTAATGGAGAAACCCTAACTTGGGAGCAGATAAAAGCTCTGGAGGAAGAGGATAATAAAACAGATTATCCTACTAAATCCTCTGGAGAGGTTCTTACGTGGGAAGAGATAAAGGCTGGAAAAACCTCTGAGCAAATAGCCGCAGAAAGAAGGGA